CCTCGTAGGAGGTGATTTTGGGGCGGGCTTCGGCTCGCCCCTTCTCATTCAAAGGATACGCCCATGCGCGATCAAGTTTCCGATTTCAGCGCCTTGGTGCTGATTCCTTCCGCGACGATTTCGGCGTACAACACCCCTGCATCGATCGATCTTGCTGGCTATCAAGCCTGCACCATCCTGATCGAGGTTGGCGCTGGGGGCATTACCTTCAGCGGCACCAACAAGGTCGAGTTCGTGCTTACTGAGTCGGACGACAACAGCACGTTCACCAATGTTGCGGCGGCGGATGTTATCCATGCGCCGATCGCCGTTACCAGCGGCATCGTCTACAATCTCATTGCTGCCCATGCGGCCGGTACGGTCGTTCGCATCGGCTACAAGGGCACCAAGCGCTATCTGAAGCTGCTTGCTGACTTCAGCGGCACCCATGGCACCGGCACGCCGATTTCGGCTGTGGCGCTGCTTGGCGAGCCCCTGACCGGCCCGGTCGCGTAATGAAGGCGCTTTCGCCCGTCCTGGTGACGGCACCGGCAGACCCGTTGCTGACACTGGACGAGGCGAAAGCGCACCTTCGCGTCGATACGACCGATCAAGACTCCCTTATCACCGGCCTGATTGCGGCGACGGAGAGCTATCTAGACGGCTATTCCGGCGTGCTTGGCCGGGCAATCCGGCCGCAAAGCTGGTCGGTTTCCTTCGACTTCCTTGCTGGCTGGCGGGCATGTTTGCCGCTGGGCCGCCTGATCGAGGTCGAAAGCATCACCTATTACGACCTTGACGACACGCAACAGACGTTTAGCACCTCCAATTACTACGCGATCAACGACGCGGAGGGGCCTGCGGTCATCGTGAAGAACGGTGTAGCATGGCCCGCGACGTTCGTTCGCCCGGATGCCATCACGATCCAATGGCAATGCGGGTTTGACGTGGTTCCTGTCGCTATCAAGCAAGCCGCGCTGCTTCTCATTGGCCAGTGGTTCGATAACCGCTCGGCTGTGATCGACAGCAACAAGGCGATCGAAATGCCGCTCGCGGTTCGTGCGCTGCTGCGCCCCTTTTCGCTCATTCTCTAGGAGTCAGACATGACCGATCTTTCGATCACCGCCGCCAGTGTCGTTGCAGGCGCGGGCGCAACCCAGCGTCGCGGAACTGCCGGCGCAACCATTACGGCGGGGCAGACAGTGTATTTCGACAGCGCCACGTCGACCTATAAGCTGGCAGATTGCGACAGCGCCACGGCGGCAGTTCGCTCGCCAACCGGTATCGCGTTGCACGGATCTCTTTCCGGCCAGCCCTTAGCTGTGCATGATGGCGGCCCGCTTACGATCGGTGCCACGCTGACGCCCGGCGTCGCTTACTATCTGTCGGCCACACCGGGCGGCATTTGCCCCGTGGCAGATCTCAGCACTGGCGACTATCCGGTCATTCTTGGGATCGCAACGTCGTCCACAGTGCTGAACGTTGACATTCAGCAGGCGGGCGTCGCGCTCTAATTCGTCTGTGGGAGGATGAACGACATGCAAACCGCAATCGTTGATATGCGCGACCGGATCAAGGCCACGCTTGACGATGGCGTGCCCGTCGCCGTTACGTCGGTGTCATGGCATCCTAATGGACGCGCATACATCAAGGCCCGCCACGATGGTCCTAGCATTCCGGTCAAGGCTATTATCACCGACACCGGTTTGCATGAGTTGGCGGTAGCGTAATGGACGCGGGCGCCCTCGATCAGCAAATCACGATCAAGGTGCGCACCGTCACACAAGACGAGCTCGGCGCAGATGTTGAAAGCTGGGACGACGACAGCACGCCTTGGGCGAAGGTCATTGAGACGCCGGGCCGCGAGTTTCTGAAGGGCGAGATACAGGCCGAAAAATTGGCCGTGTTCGTTATCCGCTGGCGGGCGCTCGATAGCACGTACCGCGTTCTCTGGCGCGGCGCCACGTACATGATCGATGCCGTTACCGGGACGCAGCGCGAAGGCTGGACCTGGCTGCATTGCAAGGAGGTCGTATGACCACGATGCGACTTGGCGGCGCGGCAGAGATCGAATCCCTGTTGCGCAAGCTGCCCGAAAAAGTGGCAAAGAAGGTCGTCGTGTCGTCCCTCCGTCAGGGCGGCAACGTGATCGCAAAACAGGCCAAGGTCAACCTTGCATCGCATGGTAGCGTGGTCACTGGCGCCCTGGCTGGGGCGGTTAAGACGATTACCGTCCGCAACCCTACACAGGGTGCCGCACAAGTCAAAGTAGGCATCGTGGGCAAGAAGGTGAGCGTTATTCGCCCCGGCGAAACCAAGCCGCGCAACATCGGCCCCGGCACTTACGCTAAGTGGGTCGAGTTCGGGACTGGCGAGCATCAGATCCAGCCAAAGAGCGCCGAGTACCTCGAATTCAATGTTGGAGGGCGGTCCATGTTTGGCCGTGTTGTTTGGCACCCCGGCGCGAAGGCTAAGCCGTTCATTCGGCCGGCGGTTGATACCAAGGGCGCGGCGGCGGCGCAAAAGGTTGTAGCGGCGGCGGCCAAGGGCATCGCGCGCGAAGCTGGCAAACTGGCGGGATAATGGCGTCGATCGAGGCGGCATTGACCGCCGCTGTCACCGGCGACGCCACGCTTGCCGGGCTCCTTGGCACGCGCTTTTTTCTGATCGGGAGCAAGCAGGGCGTCGCTTACCCCTACGCCACCTATCAGCGCATTTCGACCGCTGGGGCTGCGTATCTGGACGGAGACGCAAACCTGGAATGGCCGCGTTTCCAGATCGACGTTTGGGCAAAGACCGCGCTTGAGGCGCTGAATATCGCAGAGTCCATCCGCTCCTTTCTGTGCCCGACGCCAACGGTCGAGATTACCGGGGCGGGCATCAGCTTCACGGCAAGTTTTCAAGATCAGCGCGGGCCGACGCTGGACGACGAAAGTCGCAATTTCGGCGTTAGCCAGGACTATTATCTAACATACGAAAGGACTTAAACGATGGCTCTGAAGTCTCAGACCACCACCGTCCACCTGTCCAACGAGGACGCGGACGCGACGGTATACGGCTCGGCGACGTTCGCCAAGGTCGGCGAAGTCACCAACGTTGGCGCGCCTTCGGGCGAGGCGGCGGATATCGATGTCACGCATCTGGAGAGCGAGGCCAAGGAGTACTTGGTCGGCCTGCCTGATGAGGGCTCGATCGAAATCAGCATGAACGCGATTTCGGGCGACGCCGGCCATACCGCGCTGATCGACGCCAAGGACACCCAGGAGCGCCGTTGGCTCAAGATCACCTGGTCGAACGGAGACGTTTGGTACGTCAAGGCGCTCGTCAAGAAGTACACTTGGCAGGCCGGTGTTGATGCGAAGATCGAAGCCGCTGCTTCGTTCCGCACGTCGGGCGCGTGGACTCGCTCGTGAGCCTGTCTCGGGAGGACTTCCTTAAGCACGTCGATAAGCGGATTGGCCGCGTCGACGTGCCGGAAATGGGCGGTGAGGTTTGCGTTGCGAGCCTCACCGTCGCGGAAGCGGATCAGATCCGTGGACTTGGCGAAGACGGCATTCCTGCCGGCCTCAAGATCGCGATCTTGTGCGTCTGTGATGAGGCGGGCAAGCGCCTGTTCACCATGGACGACGTGGAAGCGCTCAAGGCTATGCCTGCTACCGCGATCGGCGCGATTGCCACGGCTGCACTCAAGCACAACGGCCTTAGCGGTGACTCGCCGGAAGAGGCAAAAAACGCCTCAGGGGCAGCCGGGAGCGACGATTCCGCTTCCGACTAGCCCTTGCCCTACATCGGACGGTAGCTGAGCTAGAGTCCACGCTGTCATCGGCCGAATACGCCGAGTGGATGGCATTTCATCGGATGGACCCATTCGGTGAATATCGCGCCGATCTTCGCATGGCTCGGTCGCTTGCATTCCAATGCAAGACACCCCCGCCACTGGAAGATTTTGTGCTGTTCCCCGACGACAAGAACGACCTTCCCGAGGATGTTTCTGCGCACGAGCAACAATGGATGCTCGCGCTTAGCCGCAACGCTGGAGATTGACCGATGGCCGCTAGTGCGAAGATCGAAGTCGATTTCATCGCCCAGACGGCGGCGTTCAATGCGAATATCACGAAGGCCGCGCAAAACCTGAACTCCAATGCGGCGAAGATGAATCGCTCGCTGGAATCGATCAAGTCTGGCTTTGGCGCGCTGGTCGGGGCTGGCGCAGCACTCGGCATCGTGGAGATCGGTAAGCGGCTTGCGGAAACGGCTGCGCAAGCGCTGGAATATGCCGGCTCGCTAGGCGAGGCAGCGCAACAGCTCGGCGTCAATTCTGCTGAACTGCAAATCTATCGCCAGATCGCGAAGCAGGCCGGAATTGAGCAAGAGTCGCTGGATAAGGGCTTGCAAAAGCTCACCCGGTCGATCGGCGATGCATCAGTTGGCGCCAAGGCTCAGCAGGATGCATTCAAGGCGCTCGGCATCTCCGTTCGTGACAGCAGCGGAAACGTTAAGACTGCCGGCGATATCATCCCGGAGATCGTCAAGAAGTTCGACAGCATCACCAGTCCAGCGCAACGCGCGGCGGTCGAAGTGGCGCTGTTCGGTAAGGCTGGCCAGCAACTCGATACTCTGTTGGCTGGCGGATCTGGCGAAGTCGACGGTCTGCGGAAGCACTTGGAAGAACTCGGTGTCGTCCTAAGCGAAGACGAGATCAGAAACGCCGACAAGGCCGCTGACAAGATCGGCGAGGTAAAGTGGGTTCTTGAGCAGAGCATCGCCAAGGCTGTCTCTGAAAACGCGGCATCGATCTACGATTTCGCCAACTCGATCGAAACCCTGATCTCGAAGTTGCCGGCGGCAATCGATGGGCTGAGCCGCTTCTTCTATCAGCTTCAGTCGACGGCTGGCATGATGCAGTCGACGCTTGCCCTGTCGCAGGGGGCGAAGCAGCGCGGCCTTGAACTCCAGGCTGACGCGGCGAACAAGATTGGTATCATCGATGCTCGCGGTAAGGTCCGCGATATGCTCGGCGGGCTCAAGCCTGGCGACCGAAAAACTGCCAATAATATCATCAAGAAATATTGGCCGGAAGATCTGCAAAAGCAGATGGGGGTTTGGGCACCGGATGGCCCGATTCACCCAACCGGAGGAACGCAGCTTCCGAATTTCAAAGCCTCGCCCAGCCCAAAAACAGCCGCCAAGCCAGAGTTGGAGGAATACCAACAGCAGCTTGCCCAGCTTAATACGCAGCTTTTGCAGGCGACGCGCGCCAACCTGACATCGGTCGACGCCCAATACAAAACCGATCTCCTTATTGCGAAGTCCGAAGAGGATCAGGTCGAAGCAAACCTGCGCAAGAAGGCGGTGACGAACAAGATCGTCAAGGCCCATCTCGGCGAATTGCTCGGAATCGCGCAGTCGGTTGAGGCGCAGAAAGAAATAACCCTCAAGAACCAGATGCTCGACCAGCAGTCCAAGAATGCGGTCGAACTCCTGACGGCAGCGAACGACAACGCCCGCGATCTGTTGCAGGCCCAAGAGCAGACCGTTCGCACCGCTGCCGAGCGCCGTGATATCGAACTGAAGCTGCTTGAACTGGACGTGACAAATCAGCGCCTCAAGCTGCAACAGGTCATCGATAGCACGACCGCCAGTGACCAGGAGAAGAAGCTAGCCAAGCAATCTCTGGATGCGCTGGGCGATCTTGTCGATGCGCGCCGCGCTGCGGTGCTGAAGGCGACCGAAGGGCCGCTTGGCCAGTACATCAACGGCCTCCCGCAGAACCAAGGCGATGTGGTCGAGCGTCAGCAGCAGGTCATTGTCGATAAGGCAAACGAGCTGATCAGCCGCACCCACGAATTTGCCGACAGCTTCGCATCGTCCATCAGCAGCGGCGTCCAAGATTTGCTTCAGGGCAAGTCGATCATGGAATCGCTGAAGGACGTTGTGGGTGGGCTTGCTCAAGCGTTCCAAAAAGCCTTCATCATCGACCCGTTGGAGGATTTCGTCCGCAACAAGATCAGCGGACCGATCTCTGAAAAGTTGTTCGGCGCGCCGGCTGGACAACAGGGCCTTTCGCAAGCGGAAACCAATCAAGCGCTTGCGGCAGCAGGCAACGTCCAGAAGCTAACCGTATTCGGAACTGCGGTCGACGCAGCGGCAATGGCACTCCAGCGCCTGACGACCGGTAGCGTGACGATTGATGGCCTTGGTGCTGGTGCTTCGGCCATCCCGGCATCTGCGAACTACGACGGCGTTATCATGGATAACCCGTTTGCAAGCGCAAGCGATAACCTTGGGGCACTCAGCACATCGGCAAGCCAGGTCACTAAGGCCTTTTCGGATCAAGTGCCGGCACTGGCGCAGTTCAGTGGTAGCTTGCTATCGCTCCTTGGCGGCAGTTCATCGGGTGGCGGTGGCTTCCTAAGCACCCTGTTGTCGATCGGTTCGATGGCGGCCGGTAGTATCGGCTCTACTTCCTTCGGCGGCCACGGTGGCAGTATGGCCGGCGCGGCATTCCATCCCGGAGGATTCGCTGAAGGTGGTCGTCCTCCGCTCGGCCTGCCATCATGGGTTGGCGAGCGCGGGCGTGAACTGTTCGTCCCCGATGTTCCCGGCACGATCATTCCGCACGGCGCCAGCATGCGCCTGTCGCGGATGGCTGCGAACAATAACGATCGCGGCGGAACGTATAATATCCACGTCTCGGGCGCGATGAACGACCGCGATGCGCGTCGTACCGGTGTGCAGATTGCGACAGCGATGCGCCAGGAACAGGCCCGCACGGCCAAGGCAGGCTTCTAATGGCATTCCTCAATCAGGGCCTGCCGACGCAGGTAGAGCAAAACGCTGTCCGTCGCGACGAAGAAGATATCGAGATCGTCACGACGGACGGCGGCTTTGAGGTTCGCAACGCGCGTTCCTCTCAGGGCTTGCGCGAGTACGATATCAGCTTCCCGGCTGCGGTCTATGGGGATGCCGTCCACGAGGCGGTGATCGCGCTCTACAAGGTTGCGCGCGGTAAGTTGCATTCGTTCCGCTTCCGCGACTTCACCGATTACCAGCTTGACGGCGAAGTGATCGGCACTGGCGATGCTTCCACCACTGCCTTCCAGGTCATCCAATCTTGGACGGTCGACGGCACGACCGAAACCCGCACGATCACGCGGCCTGTCTCTCCGCTAGCGGTCTATAAGGACGGCGTTCTTCAAGGCAGCGGCTACACGGTCGATTACACGACCGGCATCGTCACATTCACCAGCGCGCCCGGAACCGGCGTGGAGATCAGCGTTAGCGGGACGTTCGACGTGCCGGTGCGCTTCGATACCGTACAGACGATGACCGCACTGGATAGGCGGTTGCGGCATGTCGACACGATGACGTTGCGGGAGGTGCGGGAGTGATGGGCATATTCTGGACATGGCCACAATGGGGCAAAGGCGCCTTCATGATTGGCGTACTTTGTGCTGCAATCCTGTGCGGCATCTGGCTGGGCCGGGCTCTATCTCATAAAGACTTCGGGGATGGAGACGAATGAGCCGCACGCTCGGCGGGCCGCTCACTTCCCACCTTGCCACCACGACCCACACCCGCGCCCGTATGCTGCGGCTGGACCTGAACGACGGGACTAGCATCGGCGTAACCACGCACGACAAGCCACTCCTGTTCGACCTGGGCGATGGGGCAATCCTCTACTCTCCCGATACCGGCATTCTGCCCAGTTCGGTTTCGCTGTCTGAAGGCTTCGACACCGACAATTACGAAGTATCGGGACCGATTGGTGACACGGTAACGCGGGATGCTGTTATCGGTGGCCGGTTCAACCGCGCCCGCGCCCGGCTGTTTGAGGTGAATTGGAAGTCGCTCGGTAGCGGCGCGATCAAGCTGATGGCCGGAAACGTTGGCGAGGCTAGCGTTGATAGCGGAAAGTTTGTCCTTCAGATCCGCAGCGATCTCGACCGGTTCAATCAGACGATCGGCCGCACGCTGTCGCCATATTGCGATGCCGACTTAGGTGACGCGCGCTGCCAGGCAACATTCGTGACGATCGTTGGCACAGTGACGGCGGTTACCGACGCCATGCGGTTTACGGTATCGTTTACCGGCAGTTATGCAAACGACTTCTTCAACGCGGGCAAGGTGGTTTTCACGTCGGGCGCGCTGGACGGTACGGCGGCGGTTGAGGTGTTCGACTGGTCGTCCGGCGGGGCAACCACCCTGTTCATGCCGCTCGCGGACGTTCCCGAAATCGGTGACACGCTGAACATTAGCCAGGGGTGCCCGAAAACTAGGGCCGCTTGCCGGGATACGTTTGCCAACATTGATAATTTCCGTGGCTTCCCGGAAGTGCCGGGGTCCGATCAGGTTCTCAAGGCGCAGATTCCAGGCGATGCCGCAGCGTAGCGACATCGTCGCGGCGGCCCGCGAGTGGATCGATACCCCGTTCGTTTGGCAGGCGTCGGTGAAGGGCGTTGGGGCTGACTGCCGTGGGCTGATCTCTGGTGTGGCGCGGGACCTCGGGTTGCCGGAAGCCGATAGCTTCTACGCGCGCACCGCTGACTACGCCAAGGTCGACCCGGCATTGCTCAAGGCCGGGCTGCGTGCGGTGTTTGATCCGGCAACGGTAGAGCGGCCCGGTGACGTGCTTCTGCTCGACATCGGCGGGAAGCCACAACACTTGGCGATCTACGTCGGGTGCGGGCGGATGATCCATACCTACGGCAACAACCTCTCTCGGGTGATCGAGGTGGCCATGGGGCGAGCGTGGCGCGACAAAATCGATAGTGTCTGGACGTGGCGGGGGATTGCATGAGCATTGATCCCGTCAGCCTTGCTATCACGGCGGCACTCACCGCCGCACAGATGGCGATGCAGGCCAGCAAGAAGATCGAAGGCCCGCGCCTTGACGACCTGAGCGTGAACGTCGCCGACTATGGCACGCCGCTGAACTATTTCGTCGTAACCCGTCGGTTCGACGGCTGCCCGATCTTCTTCGCAGAGCCGCTTACCGAGATCAAGCAGACCCGCAAAACCAAGGGCGGCAAGTTCACCGACTATAAATATAACGGCACCTGGGCTGTCGCGATTGCTGACCATCTGATCGACGGTGTTACCCGTATCTGGATGGACAAGCATCTCGTCTATGACGTGACGGGAGCAGGGCCTATCACGCCGTTCTCGATCGCCGATGGGTTCGACATTCAGGAAAGCATACGCTTCTACCTCGGCACGGAGGATCAAGAAGCTGATCCTCGCATGCTGGCGACGGTCGACGCCAAAGAGGGCGCCGGCAGTTGCCCGGCCTATCGCGGTGTCGCCTATATCTTCTTTGAGAACATACCGCTCGACAAGTTCGGCAATCGCGTGCCGCAGGTTGGTGTAGAGGCGGTAACGAACGCTGCGCCACACTATCCCTACGAATCCGTCGTCGGCCGGCTCGGCAGCGTCACCTTTTCACCCGACCTAAGCCTAATGCTTTCGGCCTATGGCGACGCCTATACGATATGGGACTGTGCATCGCGCACCACGATGCTCAGTGGTAATTTTCCCGAAGCGATCAGCGCTCCGACAATCTCGAACAACGGGACGATCTACGGAATTTCGGGTGATGCTTTTTCGGGCAGCGCGATAACTGCATTCACTCCAGACGGGCTGGCGCTGGTCAGCAGTACCCCACTTGTCGCGCTCTACCAAGCCGGCCTTGGCGTCTATAGCGATCGTAACGGTCGCGAACATGTCATAACCTTCCCGCTGGCCTTCATCACCTATTTCTACACGTTTACGCTGGACGGGCTGGGTTCGCCCGTTCTGATCGACACGGTTGACGTTGGCGACCTTGACGGATGGACCCCGCGCGGGGCCTGCACCGATAGCTACGGCGATGTGTGGGTGACTGGCAGCAAGGCGGGCTTCTTCGGTAGCTGGGATGACCTCTATCTCTATCGCGTCGTAGATACCGGCGCGCGGCCTGGCTCGATCGGGTTCGTCCATCTCAACTGCGGTCACTTCGACAACGGCGCCTCAACCGAGATCGTTCACGCAGACGGCAAGTTCTTTGTCTTCTGGGGTCATTATCGGATGATCGCGATAGACGATGAAACGATGGCGATCGTCGGTGATGTCGCGATCTCGGACAATGTCGGTGGCGGCGGAGCGCTTAATCTGCGCAATGCAAAGCCTGGATCTACCAGCGTATGGATCGGTTTTAGCGAAATCAATCTTACCGATGGCAGTACGATCCGTACGGTCGATCCCTATGATTGGAAGACCGAGGATTCGTACGTCGGCCCGGTCTATGACCAAGTCAATAACGCGCTTGTTTCGACGCCGCAATATTCCGATTTCGTTACGTGGCGCTACCTCGACCGCATTGCAGCCGGGACGGTGACGCTTCAGTCGGTTGTGGAGCAGGTTGCCGACCGCGCCGGGATCGCAGCCGGTAATATCGACGCAACCGCGCTCGACCAGGCAATCAAGGGCTATTCGTGGACGCAGGGATCGGGACGTGACGTTCTCGATCCGCTCCTTGATGCCTATGACAGCTTCGTTCGGCCGCATGACTTCGGCTTGCAATTCCTTAAGCGTGGTGCATCGAGCGGCGGAACGATCCTGACGGAGAAGTTCGTCCGTAAGGGCGACAGTCGGTACAAGCTGACGATCATCCAAGACACCGATCTCCCGCGCCGCGTGTCATTCAACTTCGCCGACGTAGACGCGGACCAACAGACAAACGCAGCGGTCACGCAACGCCCGCTGGATGCCGTCGACAGTCGCCGCGATACCACGATCAACATGACGACGCTCGCGCTCGACGCGGGCACGGCAAAGGAATTGGCCGACCGCTGGTTTCGCCGTCAGTGGTTCTCGCGCACTGGCGTAGAGAACGCGCTGACGATGCAGCTTATCGGGCTTGAGCCCGGTGATGTTCGCACGCTGGATCTGGACGGTGTGGCCGGCACATACCGCCTGACCAAGATGGATATCGGCGCCGATGGCATAATTGGCGGAAAATGGGTGCTTGATGACCCGAGTGTCGCCGTTCTCTCGGGCGCTGATGGCGCGGCGATGGACGGCCGCGCAGATTCGGTCATCTCGGTTGCGGTTATCTCCAAGGGCTTCGTTCTCGATATCCCGCTGATCACTGACGCACACAATAGCGTCAATCCGCTGCTCTATTATGGAGCGGGGCCGTACGCTGCGGGCAGTTGGCCAGGGGCTACGGTCTATCAAGAAGTAGGCGGCGAATATACGTCGGAATGGGCTAGCGTCCCGTCCACGGCTGGCCTGACATGGGGCTATACGACGAATGCGCTAGCGACTGCCAACCCCTGGCTTTGGGATCGCGGCAACAGCGTCAACATCGTCGTCAAGAACGGTTCGCTTACATCCACGACTGAAGCGGTTTGCAACGCTACACCGACCGCGAATCTTTGCTTGCTTGGTGACGAGCTGTTGCAGTTCACCATGGCGACTCTGGAAATGGACGGCAGTTATACGCTGTCGGGCCTCAAGCGCGGGCGCCGTGGCACGGAGTGGGCGGTGGACGGTCATGCCGCCGGCAATCAGTTCATCATGCTCGATTTAGCTGGCCACG